GGGCCTAAAAAGTGTTTGCACTTTTTAGGCCCAGGACAGCCTCTTGTCAATCCCCCTTCGTGGGAGTGTTTACCTGACACGTCAGGATTTCCCTGACAGCCGACAGCGACAGCGTGCCGCACCGGGCACAAGGAGTAACCGTCTTGACAAAATAAAAACCGCCTGTCCCAGCCAAGGGACGCGGCGGCTCTTTGTTTGATGTTTGTTAGATCGAGCTCTTTATTTGTTTGATGTTTGTTTGTTGTTTGTTAGATCGCTTCGAGGGGCGCTGATGTCGTACACCTGGCGGGTAACGTGATGGACGGCATGGGGCATTAGCCACGATGCCACTCTAGCGCTGTTACAATCAACGAGATAATACCTGCCGCGCCTATGATATACGCGCCGACCACCGCGAAATCCTTACGACCCATTTCCGACACGCGGTCTTTCAGATCGTCAATCTTTTCGTCCAGGCTTTCAATTTGTTTGGTAAATCCCTCGCTCATCTTATCGTTGGCGAGCGTGTTGCTATCGTTCTGCTGTTTCACCAATTCCTGCGCTGCTTTCAACGCCGCCGCGAGCGCCAGATCGCGGCCCGCAAACTTTTCGGTGATAACTGCTACTTCCCCGCTTAGCTTTGTGTTGAAGAGTTTTTCAATATCTACCTTCGCAGCCTCGACCGCATCGGTAGTGAGCTTGGTCGGATCGGGGACCGGCACCGACCCCTCACGCTCGAGTCTATCGATCGCCATGCCTCAGCATCCGTTGCAGATTGAAGGCGTCGTCATCCGATCGGGAGGGATGGCCGGCACTTGGCTCTCCATCACTTCGCACCCGCGCATGCCGCGACAATCGGGGACGCCCGTTCCCGTCGCGTCAGTGAAAGGGAGAGCCGCGGCCGCCCTGCAGGATGAAACCGAATTCTGCCCAACCCAAAAGGAAGAGCAACACCATCACGAGCAGCATATTGCCGCCCCAGCCATAGGCCCAGCCAGCGCCATTGCGCCACCAAACACCGCCGAAGATGATCCAGAGCAGGAACAAGACCCAAAACAAAAGACCGATTGGCATGGCTTTCTCCTTTCATGACCCCGCCGCGCCTTGTCCAGCGCGACGGGTACTCGTTGAACTCAACCCGACACTAGAAAATGAAACTCGCGCCGGCAACGACTTGCTGCCCGACCGCGCCGCACGCATTGGAGATCGGCCCGACGCACACGCTCTTGTCGGACGGGAAGATCGTCTTGACGTAGGTTCGCAGCGCCAGCCCGTTACTGAGCTGCTCCATGCTGACAAGACCGACCATCGGCGCAACCCGCCATTCCTTGTTGGCGGCGAGGCCGGGGAAATTCGGCGAGATATCGTTCTCGTGAATTCCCGCCATGATGCCGAGCTGCAGGTTGCTGGCCGTCACGCCAGGCTGTAGCGGCAGGAACGGCGGCACTTGGTTCGTCAAGCTCGCCAGCCACGGGATCTGACTGACGATCGAGGACAACGGCGTGAACGCCACGACGCGCTGCTCGAACGATGCCGGGCCGGTGAGACTGAAACCGGCGCTGTTGCCGTTGAAGTTATTGAAGCCGAAGTCCCCTTCGAGCGAGATCGCGTAGGGGACGTTCCTCTGGCCCCACACGTAGCCAACGGTGCCGCCGACGCCGGCCTGCGTTTCGGTGAGGCTGGCAGAGCCAACACCCGGTACGGAGCCCGTCACCGAGCCGCCGCCGCCTTCGGTGTAGATGCCGACGATGAAGCCCGAGCTGCCGTAGGGGTAGCCGTTCAAGAAACTGATCGGTGGGGTGGCCTTGACCGGCATATCGGCCGCGAACGCATGACCCGACAGCGCAACAAGCGCCGCGGTGATCAGAAACATCTTGCGCATGTCAATCTCCTTTGTTCGGGCGATTCGCCCATACGCTGATGTTGCATCCAGTGGGTGTGGCGTGCGTGTCACACCACAGGTTTCTTTCAGCCGTGCTGTGCCGGCGCCTGAGACTTCGCTAGCAACGGCCCGAGCTCTTCCACAAGCTTGATGATGTCTTGAACGCCGGGGTCTTTTTCCAGACGCTCGATCGTTTGAGCCGCAGCCGCGAGGCGCGAGGCGTAGGGCATGAATTGGAAGATGGTTGAGAGGTCCATTTTAATGCGCTCCCGTCGCCACAGGCGGCCCGACGATCTTGTCGCTATTCGTTGCGTCCGCAAGGGCCTGAGTCGTCACAATCGATTTCACTTCGGAGTTGTTCGAAGCGAGGCTGTCCAATTTTTGCTGCAACGGGACCTGTTGCACGTTCGCCAATCGCCCGGCATTGGTCATGTTCGATCCGGCAACATAGGTCATCACACCGTTGCCTAGAACCGAAACGATCAGGCACCATTTCACAAGGGGTGGGATGATGTCTGCCGGAAGCGCACCAGCAAAGAATCCAGTCCCGGCCGCGGCTATAAGACCCGCGACAAAAACCACGAGGCCAAACCAAAAAGAAACTTTCGGGTCGATGTTAGGCACTTGTTGCTCCTGCCATTTTTAGTGCTTCCGCGCCAATTTCCTGCGAGCGCCTAATCCAGTCGCGGCCGAAATATTGGAAGCCCCGGAGCGCGCGATAGTACGCCTCTCGATTGTTCGTAAAGGCGTTGATCGTGGCGGGGACATTGGTGATGCCCTTGACCGCAGCATCCGTCGCCGGTCCCCACACGCGGTCACTCGTAATTCCGAGCGCGCGTTGCAGGATCAGCGTGGCCGCGCCGGGGCCGGCGTTCACGGCCTCATCAAAAAACTGCATGTCGAGGCCCGCCGGGAGCTTGGGGCATTCCGGCAACCAATAGGAATTGTAGTAGATGTCGGCACCCTCATCGCGGCTGATCTTGCTCACGTCTTGGAGCGGGAGGCCGTTGCTCTTTCGGTAAATGTCGTACTCGCGCTGAATGATGCCGCACATTGTCTCCCCGCCGGGGTCGTGCGCGTCGTTGGAAAAGTTTCGCCGGTTGCTCCAATCGTTCGGCAGCGGGCATTCCTGAATCAGCGTGAAGGGCCAGCAAGCGGCAAAACGAGGATCGGCCAGGGCGGTTGCTGCGTCAGTCATCGCATCGCGTTCCTTGTGATAATCACGGCTGCGCTCGCGACAAGCGCCAGAAAGACCGCAGCGAGGATAGGGTCACCCATGCCTGACACAATGCCTGAGTCGCCGGGCCGCCACAACGCAACTCAGAGTATTCCGTAGATGATGATCGAGCCGGACGTGATGTTGCCGGAGTCCATCTGGACCTGAAAACCATCGACAACGCCGGCCGTGCTCCACGCGCCAGAGAATGACCCTACCACCTGCCACCCAGATCCGCCGCCGCCGAAATAGCCGAACTGGCCATTGACGTTCATGATCGCGCTGGCGGACGGATTGGTCAAAATGATCTGCCCGCTATATCCGGGAGCGCTGTTGCTGATCGATTGGTTCGTCCCGGCGGTTACGTGCGTCAGTGGAATGTAGGCGGCGGCATTGCTATTTGACGAACCGACCGCACTGTTTGCGGCGAGAATATTTATTGAGTTGTATCCTGACGACTGGAACGAGCCGCCGGAATGGACCTGAAACTCCATAATTCTTTCTGTCGTGGCCGGCACAAGGTTCTGAAAGACCAACAGATAAGATTTGTAGGTGCTGGTTATATGCGTGGTGTCGCTCAAGGATGCCGAGCTGCTCGCCGTGAGCGTCGCCAAATTGACCATCGCTCCGGCGACGTTGGTGCCGCACGTCGGATCAGCACTCGCCCCGCCGCCGACGATCACTTGATTGGTCGCGCACGGCCCTACAGCGGCTTGTGCGCTTGTGCCTTCGCTGACGGGGATTGAATGGGCGGCTGCGGTGGCATTGCCGGTGCCGCCGTTGGCGACGGGGATGGTGCCGCCGCATTGCGGGTCGGTGGATGCACCTTGGCCAGTGATCGGCACGTTGCTGTTGCACGGCCCTACAGATGCTTGCGCGCCTGTGCCTTCACCGACGGGAACCGAGTGCGCCGTAGCCGTGGCATTACCAGTCCCACCTTCGGCCACCATGAGCGGATTAACTAACGCCAGAGCATTGCAGTTGAACGTCGTCGTATTACCGCCGATGTTGCAGACGTTCGCTCCGTTACGATTCTCAAGGGTTACGTCGTTGGTGCCGTTTCCAGTCAGAATTAGGCCCAAAGTAGAATTGGCGCCGATAAATCCTTGTCCACTCGTTGGGGCCGGCGGGGTGCCGCCGAAAAGTTGGTTTAGCAACGTCATTGGTATGCCGTTGACGTTGCCGGGCAGGATCGTGTTCGGGTCACTGGCACTATTAATGTAGCCGGTGTAATCCGAATATAAATATTTTGTCGCGGTCACGCCTGAAAAGCCCGTGAACGTCATTCCTGTCAGATCGATATATCCAGTGCTCGCCACACGCGCAGAGTCCCCATAGGTTAGGCTTGAGGCCCCGTTAATCGTCACCGCGCCGTTACCGGCAATCTCCCCGCCATTATTTACCGCCAAGAGAACTTCATTGCTGGCAGTTGCGAGTATCTGAAGGGTGCCTTGAATCGTGACTATACCACCAGCATTTTCCCCCTGCATTGCGAGAGCGCAAACTCCAAAATTGGTGCCGGTCTCGACGTAAAAGTTCGCACTATTAGCGACGACGCATTGATGATTGCCGCCAACACTTTCTACTTCAAGATTGGAAGTACCCCAGCGAGACGCGATATTGCGAGCGATGATCGTGCCTTGGGTGGTGCAATTAATAATGACATTGGTGTTCGCGGAGGGATTCCCTAGGATCGTAACAATCTGATTGAGGGAAAAGCTCGCAAAATAATCCGGCAGAACAAGACATTCATTGTACGTGCCATCGGCAACCTGCAAGGCGACGGTATACGCGCTGAAATCGTACTGGTTTGCCATCGCCGCAATGGCATAAACCAGCGATTGGCAAGGCGTCGTGATGGTGAGTCCGCACGTACTGACATTCACGCCGGGGCTGCATGTCTGTGTGCCACACGTCGCGGATGTCGCGTTGTTGTTCACATAAAACGTAGTGTTGGCTGTCAATCTAATTCGCGGCGGGTATCCCGCATCCGCCAATTGATTGCCGGTCGCATTGCCCCAAATTACTGTGTCACCAACAACAGATGTGTTTGGACCAAAAACAACCGGACCCGATGCTCCATTGCAGGAAAAACCCGCGTCTTTCAGAATCGTGTTGGAATTGAACAGCGCGCAATCCCCCGGCGTAATTGGCCCAATAACCGTCACGGGTTGCGCCCATACGGGCCATACCGCGAGCACCAGCAACAGCAATGCGAGGGAGAGGCGTTTCATTGATAGAATTCCAGAATCACGATGACATTCGCGCCCGCCTGAGAGGCTATCGCGGCCATCCCATTTGTCCAGACTGGCGTGTTCGGCGGCCCGAACATCTGCCCTTGCTGCGGCTGAATATTTATTGATCCCGCGCCGCTCGCAACCGCCGTAGTGCCCAATGGCGATACCGACAACGTGACCGTCGCCGACGGATTGAACACGTACAGCCCCGCCCTCTGCGGATTCGGCTGCGCCACAACCACACTCGCATTGCTCACCGTTGGCGTGGTGAGGGCGTTGGGGCTGGGTTGGGTGGTGCTGCCGGAGCCCATTATTTTTTCTTATCGTCTGGTTTAATGGCCTTTGCGTCATCACAGGCGGCGATTTGCTTTTGCTGCGCCTCGATAGTCTGCGCCCACTGATTGATGACGTTATCGATCTGCAATGCGGTTTGAGCCGGCGTTGGCTGTTGTGCACGCGCGGGCAGCATTAGCGCAAACACCAACATATTCACCAAAATCCAGATCTTAATAATGGTTAACATTTTGAGCCTATTGCGCTGGCGTGATCGTGATCGGCGCCACAGCCTTTGCGGCCGTCGCCCCCTGCCAATTCTGCACCTGAGCCGCCAACTGCGCGAACACGGAGTCTGACCAAGCATTCCAAGCGGCTTGCCCGGTAGGGTTTCCTGGAAAATATGCCGTGACCCATGCGCTGTACGTTGCCGCGTCGGCGTCGCTGATTGTTGACGTAGCCGTTTCCGTTACCGTCCCGGCCGTGTTCTTGTAGGTGATGGTGATAGAGCCGGCGAGCGCTGGAAGCGGCGCGGCGAGCAAGGCAATCGCGAGAATGATTGAACGGGTCATTGCACGATCCAGTTTGTTCCATTGCACGTTACACCAATCGAGACTGCGCCGCCACCAACGGCCGTCGCGATTGCAACAGGGGTCAAAGCATCGGTCACTATGTACATCGCGCCTTTTGTTCCAGAATTACATGTCGGCAACTGACTGCCTCCCGCTCCGATTGTTGCTAGAGGCCGTGTTGGCGGTGCGCAAGTCAATGTCGATCCGTTGTATTGAACAACCTGTCCGGCCGTCGTGCATCCCATATCTGCATTTACTGAGGGCACAAGACCGGCAGCGAACGCAGAGCGCGATAACAGCGCAAAGGCAATTCCAAAAGCAACAGAGGGCGTTTTCATGATCAGCATCCCGAGCCTACCGTGCTGGCAATCGTAACTGGCGTGGCGCTAGTTCCGGCATACGCGATTAAATTGCATGATGTGCCAGAACCAGCAACCCATTTGAGAACAGCGTAGCCCGCTCCCGGAGCGGCAGCGGCGTCGGTTTCTTTGATTTGAGCAAGGTCGCCACCTTGACCGGCGGCAGGAGTTGACGAGCCAAGGGTAGCGGCTTTAGCAAAAGCCGCAAATTGTGTGCCGCCAATGAGCGTCAATGCCGCAAGCGCCGTATTCTGCGTGCCTGACGCCGCCGTGCTTTGTGTGGTCGCTAGAACGATATTGCCGCCAGCGCCAGAGCCGTTGCTCAGAGAACCTTGAAGTGTCCAAGTCACGCCTGCGGTATTGGCGTTGCCTGCGGCGACGCTTTGTGTCTGCAAGGTCTGTGCGACGGGGGAAGCGCCATCCAGAAGTCCGAGTTGGAGAATGTTTGAGCCGGCAACGGTTAGATTTGTAGTAGTCCCCGCAGTCGACTCAATAGACAATTCAGTATTAGCCGGCGATGCCAATTTTGTTCTTGAAGCAAATTGAATTAGCGAAGCGCCTGGAATTGTGAGCGTCGATGCAGTCGTTATTCCGTAGTCGAGTACGACCGCACCGTTGACTGCCAATCCCAACCCCGTCGTGGACACCGAGTAGAGGCCGGTCGTGGAGTTGCCGACGACAAGCGAAGGCGCGGCCGCAGTACCCGCACTTGATGTCCTAATAATCCCCGTCGCCGTTATCGCGGCGACCCCAACCGTCCCCGTAAAAGTTGGACTAGCCGTCATCGCCACGACAGTCCCGGTGCCGCTGATCGTGTACTCCCCGAGCACGCCAGCGTTGTTGTATTCGATGTTGGTGGTTGAGCCGCCTGAGATTGTCGTGGTGCCGACAGTGATGGCCGCCGCCGAGCCGCCTTGGAGCGCAAACCCGCCAGCGCCCCCCGCTGTATTTCCCAAAGCTGTTGCGACGCCTGTTCCAAGCCCGGTGATCGAACCAACCGCAGGCGTGATCGTCGCTGAACTAACCGCCGTAAGCTGCCCCGCCGCATTGTATGTGATGATCGGAGCGACGGTTGCCGAACCTGTCGGGCCGCCCGCAGTAATGACGCCGCCTTGTGCGCAAGTACCCGAAGCCGTACCGAAAGCCGAGCATGGCGCCGCCGCTGCAAAAGCGCCGGTCCCTAACACGCCGCCTGGCCCACTGGACGTGATTGCCGACCCCGCACCAATCGCCACTGACGACGGCGTGATCGCCCCGAGCGTCAATGTGATTGCCGGCGTCGTTGTCGGATTGGCAACCGAACCTGAAATGCCGTTTGCCGTGACGACGGAAACCGATGTGACGGTGCCCGAACCGCCACCGCCGCCCGAAGTCGTCGGGTTGTTAAGCCCGCTCCCCATATCTTGCGCGGACGCGGCAGCGAGCGCACCAAACAAAAACAGCGCTGCAAGCCGGAATTTCATTGCGTTTGCCACGCCGCGAATTGGTGCGCGGTCGTAGCACCGAGAATATAAACCGTCTGTCTCGTCATGTAGCTTCCGGTAAAGACCTGACTGCCGCACGCGGCGAGCTCAAACGCGCCAAGGCTTGGGCCAGATGCCGTCGTGGGCGCCGCCGTATTCGGCGGGAGGAAATAAACAAAGACGCTTTCCGCAGTCACGATGCCCTGCGTTGTCGCCGAACAATAATTCTCAATCCAGAGCGTCTTGCGGTTATCGTTGGCAGCGAACAGAACTTGCCACGTGCCGCCGGTGGTGACTGCGAGCGTTGCTGCGGGACTTATCGGACCTACGGCTTGCGCGAGCGCGGCGCCGGCCCACAACACCGCTGCGAAGATAAGGGCTCCAAGGCGCTTCATGGTTTCAGCTCTTCTCGAAACGGGACGGAAGCCCGATCGCCGAGCGGTTCGTGACGCTCTTCTCGACACTGCCGGCGTTGCCCTGATTCATCTTCGGGCCGCGTCGCGACAAACCGTGAGAGGTCGTCTGCGGAAATTGATGCGACAGACGCGGGTCTATCGAGCCATCGTTGCTGCGTTCCGTGTTTGAAAGTTTGCTCATCCGCGCCTCAGCCTTTCCGATGATAAAGGGTTGCGAGCGGCCCCACGAAAACAACAGAGAAAGCGACCGCGGCATAGAGCCGGTCCCGCGTCGGGTCCCAGATGGTATAGCCCCAGATTGCCGCTCCGGTGATCACCGCGATCATCAAGAGCATTCGCGTTGCGCAGATTGATGCGATGGAGCGGGCCGTATCGACAAAGCCCCGGTCCACGTCGTCTGCACTTGGCCCCGGCTGAGTTTCCTGAAAGAGTTTTGTTGGTTCTGTCATTGTTCAAAGAACCCTTTTTCCCCTTCCGGGGATATGCGATGCCGGATCAACGCAACTTTCACACCGGCGTTGATCGCGGCAACGCGGTCACTCGACTCGCTCGATTTATCCTTGAGCACGTCCTTAACCCCCTGCTCTAAAATATCGAGGAACGCATTCGTTTCGGCTTTGTGATCCTTCGGCGCGGCCATGATTCTATTCTCACGGGCCGATTTGGGCAAGCGGGGATTGGGAGCTTTGCGAGAATGCCGACGTGGCGCCGCCTGCCCCTCCGCGCGCTGCGCTACTCGTAATCAGCCCCGGCGTCGGCGTGACCGCCGCACCCTGTCCGACCGGAGATTCGGCGCGAATGATATCCTCGAGCTCGCGCAATTGTCGCTTCGTCAGATACTCGCCGAGATAGCGCGCGATCAAGCCGCCGCCGGCAACCGCCGTGCCGACGCCTGGCCCGGCCGCTTCGCCGGCCAACAGGCCAAAGCCGGTCGAGATAACGCCGCTCGGCGCAAACTGACTTGCCCAACGCGAGCTATTGGTCGCCCATGTGCCGAGCACGATGCGTTCCATTTGCTCTTTGGCTGCGCTCGAAAAGCCGCGCGACTTGGTATCGCTATCTAAAATCTTTCTGATGTTTTGTCGGACGGCGTTAATTTTAGTAGGGCCACCGGCAGAGGAAGCGGCGCGATGTTCGGCCTCGTCGCCAATTCGCTCCAACAATTCCAATTCTTTGTAGGATCGCCAACTGGCGCGAGCGCCCTGCAACATCGCCGAAGTAAATTTCGGATCGCCAGCCGTGACGCTTGCCGGATCAAGCTTTTCGATAAATTCGTCTATCGCATTTCGCACGTGCGCGGCGGCGGCGTAATCGGTGCCCTCCATAGGTTTGATGTTGCCGAGTTTTTGCCGCACCGACATGAGCTGCGCCACGTCGCCGCGCGTCGTTTCATTTTTCAGTTGCTCCAAGGCGCGGTACGTGCGCGGTGCACTGGCCGGCACGATCAAATCAGCATCAAGAGAATTCTCAATATCCGAATAGAGCGCATCCACGGATTCTTTAGTGGTCCACAGCCGAGCACTCGCAACCGCCTTGTAGGCATCCTGCGCCGATTGTTTGATTGCCTCGGTGGACGGCAGCGCGGCGGAAATTCGTGCGGACTGTCGCTCGGCGCCGACAACGCCAGCCGCGCCGCCACCGGCAGCGGCGCCAGCAATTCGCGCGAAGGGCTCGGCCTTTGTCCCTTCCGTCAATTCGCCGGCGCCTTCCGAAGCGAGTGCGCTCGCGGCCATACCGCCGACTTTGAGCGCAGCCGAGCCCGGTCCTAAATAGCTCGCCGGATTGGCGGCGAACTCGCCAAGCGTTTCACCAAATCGACCGGCGCGGCCTTCCGGTTGATGGAGGCCAAGTGCCGGCGCTACTTTGTCACCCGTTGGGATCTCCGGCCCCGCGTCCGGTTTGTCGGTGAATGCCAGGGCGCGCTGTTCGGATTCTATTTGCTCGCCGCGCGCAAAGTCGGCTGCGGTGCGCGCCATCCCGGTCGGGATGGATTTCACGAAATCGCCGGTCGCAGACGATTTTTGTGGACCGGCCGCGTATTGCTTCATCGCGCGATCAACAACGTCTTGCTGCGTTCCGTCAGGAAATTCGTGCACCACGCCGTCTGCACTCCGGGCTTGTATGGGCATCTACTGCACCCGGTTGCCCTGTGCGTCGTATTTGATCACGGCACCCGAAGCGGGACCGCCCGCACCACCGCCCGCACTCTCAGAAGTCGGGTATCTCTTGAATATTCCCAGCGCCTCGTCCGTCATCTTGGCTTGCTCAAAGTCAGTTAAGCCGGTGGTCGTTTCATATTGTTTTTTGAGGCCACGGAACTGCCCAGCAAGCAACCGCTCGGCGGTGTTGATCGCGCCACCTAACGCCTGCGGCGACATTGCCCGATCAAAGGCGAACCGCAGTTCGTCGCGTTCACTCTGGCCGCCGCCGCCGGCAACGAGAGCTTTCATTATTTCGCCGCCGACAATCTGTTTCGCGGTGTCAAAATTCGTCGGCGCGGAACTACCCGTCTGCGCGGCCCAGTTTTGGGCAAGCTTATTGAATGCGGTGATATCGCCGTTTTGTAATGCCGCACCCAACTCGCGCAATGTCTCGACATGAGAGATCGCGACATTTAGAGAGTTCACCATTTGGCCTTGCTTACCCGTACTAAAATCTTTTTCGGCTTTCTGCACCACAGAATAATGCCCGGCAAACTGCGTGATTTGCTCGGACGTAGCGTTGGGATTTTCCTCGATAAATTTTTGCAATGTCATGGCAGGCGCCGAGCGCACAGTCGTCATGCTCTGCAAAAATCGCTTTTCTTCATCTGGCGATGGCGCGCGTCCATTTTGCTGCGTATAATTGGTTTTCCAATCAGAAAATATCTGGTTGCGCGCTCCGCTGCCGCTCGCGCCTGTCGAAGATAGCTGCGGCGCCCCGGACCCGTACACTTTCAGGAAGCCTTGAAGCTTCATCTGACTGGCCGGATCGAGCCCTTGCATCCACGCTTGGCCTTCCGGCGTTTCGAGTTGCTTGGCCTTGGCCTGATTCTGTTCCGTCTCATGAAACTTATCGCCCGATAATTTCAGGAACGACTCGACCGCTTTGTCCTGTGCGGCCGTTTGCTTGTCGTGGAGCTGCGCGAACATCGTGTAGTTGCCGGCGTCGAGTGCATCGAATGCGATCTTGTCCTGATATTCGGCGGCGATCAGTTTGGCCGCCATCATCTGCTCATCAATGTTGAGCGACTTGTTTTCCAGGACCGCCTTGTACTTTTCCAGCACCATTTTATTATTTTCGAGCATTTGTTTGGTGGTCTGTTCCCACTCTTTGCTCTTTTGCTCGTAGGCTTCGAGGTTGCCGGTCTGCCAGCCTTTCATCGCTCCGGCGAATGCGTTATTCGCCGCCTCGCCTGACTGTCTGGTGAACCTACCGGCCAATGCGCCCAGCGCGGCCATCGCACCAAGAAACGCCAGCGCGTTTTGTTGATAGCGCTGCGGGTCCATCGACGGCGGCGCCGGCAAGCGTTGCTGTTCGGGCGGCGGCGGATTTCCCGCCAGCAATTCCTTGCGCAGTTTTTCTTCAACCGGCGTCCACAGAGCTTGCCGTTTTTCCCATGCTGCCTTGTCGTCCGCCGCCTTGCGAGCGTAAGCCGCGGACTCATCCTGATACGGTTGCGGCACGGTGGATTGAGCGAATGGCGATTGCGGGGCCAGCGGAGATTGCCCTTTGGCAATTCCCGCGTTCGGCGTCACGTCCTGGGCCGGCTGGACGTCGGGGCCGGGCGGTGGCGCTCCGGGCGGCGGCGTGAGCGTCTGTGGGTTTGTTTGATCCATATCAGAGCGCCTTGCCGATGTTCGCGCCCGCGACCGCTCCGGCCGGCCCCCCGGCTGCAGCTCCGGCGACGCCACCAAAGATTTGCCCGATCGCGCTGAATGCGCTGGTCAAGGAATTGGAATAATTCGTATCGGCCGTCATTGTCAGTTGCGCCGCCTGCAGCAACGCGGTGTTGGCCGCGCTCAAATCGGTAGAGCCCTGGCCCGTTAAAGAAGCGCCGGTCGTAATTTCCTGGAATGCGCTGGCGATGTTGGTTTGCACGAACGTATTTGCCGCGGCCATGAGCTTTGTGTTGATATCCGTCGTTGTCGAGATACCGGACGTGTCCTGATTTATATTGCGTCCCATACTCGCAAATGTTTGGTCCGCGACATTGTTGGCGCTTTGTCGTTCGACGGTGAGTGTCGCTTGTTGCTCCGGGGTCAATGTGCCGGCCATCGCCGGCCCAAGCGCCGACTCGCCGCCCGCGATCAATGCATTGCCCGATGAGTAGAGCGTGCTGGCTTCGTTCTCGAGGCCGGTGGCATTGGTGTCGACCTCTCCGACCTGTGGCGGGATATTCGGGCCGCCGCCGCTTGCGAGCAACGCCGCCAACCCGCCGCCGCCCGCCGCGAGTGGCCCCAAGGTGCTGAGGCTGAAGGGCGACGACCCGCCGCCGGTGCTGCCGGAGCCGACCGTGGTTCCTCCTGTGTAGGGTACGTCGCTCATGAGAGCGGGCTCCCGAATGCGCTACCGACGCCAGCGGCGGGGGCTGGCGCGGCCGGGGCGGGTGCCGGAGTGCCGCCTTGGGCAAACGGGCTCCCCAGCGGGCTCGGCTGGGGCGTGGCGGGTGCATTTGGCGCCGGGGGAGCCTGTGGCGCGGCGACCGGCTGCACGTTGTTGCCGCCGCCGGGCGGCGCCGGCCCCGGCCCGCCGGGTTGGGGTGGGGCCGTACCGGACGGTTGCGACCCGATTAACGGGGTTTGCGGAGCATTTTGGCCGAATAGGCCGCCTTGAGGGTCCAAGCTGTCCCAAGGGAAGGCGTTGAGGCCGAAGTTTTCCATGAATGAGCCGAACATTCACACGATCCCCAATGCTTGCCGAATCGCCGCGTGCTCGGTGGCGTGATACCCCGTAAAATTATAGAAGTCGTCCGCATTCGACAAATCAAATTGCGAGTAATCGACGCCGCCGACGCCGGTGATCTGCCGCAACAGCGCGTGCGCCTGGTTATGCGTCTCGACAATCGAGCCGCGCGCCGGGCCGGCGGTGAGCATTTGCAGAAAATCGAAATTCGGGATGAGCACGGCCGGCGTCTGCCCTGCCAATGCTTCGACAAATTGTTGGTGCTCGCGGTGATGGTTGTCATCCCATACGCCGAGGCCGGGCACGTCGCCGAACGTCACTTGATCGGGTGAGAATTGCGGCATCACGCGCCTTTCCACAATCCGGTCTCTTGGTACTCGATAAGCATATTCGTTGCCGTGAATCCCTGAAAATTTCCGGTCAATGTGATCCCAAGATAGACGCCGGCCGCACCGATCGGACTGTTGTTCGCGTCATTCATTCCGCCGGTGACGGCAAATCCGGCCGTAACGTTCAACTCATAATTTGCGCTACTCCCGGCCTCTGTGTCCACCGTCATTACGGCCTGATTGGAGCCGAAAGACAGGCCGTAGGAAAATCCCGCGCGGATAGCTTTCTTTCCCTGCACGGCGTTGCCATGGTGCGTGAGCGCGCTCTGTATTTTCCAGTTGACGGCGGCGCCGCGCGCAACTAACTGCGTTACGTCCGGGCCGGAGCTTCCATAAAGAGAATTCTGCCCGGTCGCCAGCGACGCCGACGTGGCGATGGCTGTGAGAGAATTGCCCTGCGACAACACCCACCATCGCTTGCCGTCGAATGTCAGCATGATTGAGCGCGTGGTAGAGAGCGGGTCTTTGTAGCGAACTAAAAACACTGCATTGTGGATAGCGTTAATGTCCGCGAGCGCGCCTTGCGGCACCTGAGTAAAATCAACCAGCTTCCAAATACCATCCATGTCGCCGGACAATTTCTGCACGCTCGAACCGAATACGCCATAGATGCCGTTCGAGTTGGCGAACATGAACACGCGATTGTAGCTGATACAGGACTTCGGATAGATCGTGCCTTGGTCCGATGACAGAGTGAGGATTGTGAACAGCGTCACGTCGCCAGCCGAGTTGAGCGAGATATTTCCGATCTGCTTCACCGACTGATCGCCCATGATGAACAAATAATTGTTGAGCGAGCGCAGCGCCGTAATCGCGTGGATCAAATCCGCATCTGAAATAATGAGCGACCCGGAAGCGTCGGCCGCCAAAAAATCATCGTAGCCGACATTGCCGTAGCTCGCGCCGGTGCCGGTCCATGTGAGCAATGGGCCACCGCCAAGCCACACGCGACCTTGAAACACCGCAACCGTCGTGAACGCATAAGCCGCGATGCTCGAATTGATGAAGGGCCAGACGTGCGCCTCTGCGGCCGCACCCGATCCCGAACCAATAACAACCGCGGGCGTTAGATCGTAGCCGGCACCTTGCGAGGCCGTGAACGCTTGCAGCGTCGGATTTGTCGAGAACGTGGCGCCGACAACGGCCACAGTCGGCGCCGTGGTGTAATTGGTTCCGCCGCTTGTCAGGTTCAAGGAAATCACACCGACAGAGGTTGTGCCGCTATCGTTGGTGTAGTTGCCGATGGTTGCCGTGCCCGTGGCGCCGGACCCGCCGCCGCCCGTGAAGCTCAAAGCAAAGGTGCCGGGCGTCGATGAAATCCCTTGGAAGGCGATGAAAAGATTTACAACCGCCGAGGGGTTGAGCGCAATCGACGTAACCGCGCCGCCCGATTCAGTCGTCGTTGCCGCCGCGCCAGATCCATTGCCGTCGCTGGGCACGATGGCGGCGGCGGGGGGTGCGGTGTACGCACTACCGCCGGCGTCGAGCACGATTGTTGCAACGCTTTCGGTTCCTAAAAACACAGCAAATACTGGTTGATTGGGTCCCGCAGTGGTCAGCGTACAGGTTGGTGGACTGGTGTAGCCGCTACCGGGCGAGGTCAGCGTGACCGATGCAACTGTGCGGCCCAAACCAGAATTTATAACTGTTGCGTACCCGCGCGCGCCCGTGCCGCCGCCGCCGCTAAACGCCAGAGTATGGATACCCGCGACCGGGGACGAAAACCCGCCAGGATTGACAATGCCAATTCCCGTGGCCGGAAATCCCGTCATCGTCACATGAGCAGCCGCACCCGAGCCGGGACTCGTGCCGAACGTCACCGTCAATGTATCGGTCGCCTGATAGCCGTGTCCGGGATTGTCGAGAACAACAGAGGTTACCGAACCATTCGTGACAACCGCATGGGCGGTAGCGCCCGACCCGGAGCCGCCGCTGATCGTGACAGACGGCGCCGAGCCATAGCCGCTCCCGCCGTCCGTCACGGCGATATTTGGCGACACGCCGCCTTGGCTCACATAAAGCGTGCCGTCGAACGTCGTGTAGCCCGCTTTTGAATCAGCAATGAGCAGCCGCGATGCCTGCCACGTCGTCACGTCGGGCTGTGAACTGAAAGTCCCGTCTGGTGCAAATTGCCCCACCGCTCCCGTCGCAATATTGACCAGATACCCACTGCCCGCGGTCGTGAACGCCACAAAATAATCCACGCCCATAAGCGCGGCGTAGAACATCGTGGAAATGTTTTCGCTGATGGTCGCGAGCGCGGCGGCGGCCGGTGCCGGAACGACGGTCAAATTGTTGCCGGCAATCGGTTGCAGGTTTTCGAGCCACGCCAATTCTTTTTCCGACAACGATTGCCGGATAGACTGCGTGTTCATCTTCTCGAAATTCTCGAAAACGATGAACTTTGTCTGCGAGCGTTGTTCGCCGCCGGGTTGCCCGAGCTGCTGACCAGCCATGGCTACCTCGATACGCGGCGCTGAAAAGTTTTGTTGTAAGGATTGGGAATTCGTACGCCGCCTTTGCCGATGATGATCTTCGGCACTCGCGCGCTGTAGAGCTTGAGCATGAATTCTGCTTGATTGAAGTTCTGCAATTTGTTCAAACAATAATGCGCGGCGTAATACTGCACCGCGTCATTGGCGGGCGGCAAAATCTGTGTCTCGTAGTCTGTCGTTTGCGTGAGCGGCTGCGGCGTGCAAACCGTATCCCATTCTGTTTGATAGGGCTGATCGGGCGGCGGTTGGATCAGAACGAACCCCTGCTCTTGTTGAATCGTCGTCACCAAGCCGCGTTGCGTGAAAAACAGTTGTGAGCGCATATACGCTTGGAACAACGTGAAGCCACGCCACGCCAGCATGTAGCGTTGATTGCCCCAAATATAAGAGATCGAGATCACGTTAAACACATTGTTGAACATCACGGCAGTTGCGCTCGCGCCGCTGCCGCCGCCCGTATCGGCAATCGTCACACTCGGCAGATTGGCGAATGTGGACGTGCCGCGCACCGCCGGCAGATAGCCGTTGCCCCACTGGGTCATGTTGATGGCGGAAATGACGCCGCTCGATATGACCGGCACGCCGGTTGCCTGGATGCTTCCCGATGGCCCGGCGCCGAACGTCACCGTTGTTGCCGATGAATAGTTGGCGCCGCCGGCCGTAACCGCGGCGCCGACGACAACACCGCCGTTTGCCACGGCCGCGCCAGTGACGCCGCTCGATTCATTCTGAATGTAGTAGAGCTCTTGGTTGGTGATGACGCCGACAGGATTATAGTTGCCGGCATTCGCCACCGCGTTCGGCGGCGTCAAATAAGTGACGCGCACGCATTGAAAATCGAGCGCGACGACCGTGCGCGCCTGATTGATCGCGTTTATCAGTTCCGCTTGCGAGAAATCAGCGTTGCTCTGATCGTGCAACAGGAATTGCAACTGCGTGATGTAATCCGACAGTTGCATTCATCGTGCTCGCTCACGCTGTCTTTTGTTTCGTCGAAGCGCGCCGACTTTTCGGGTCACCGACGACTCCCTCGCTCACGTTTTCCGGCACTTCGGGATCGGCGGGGATCGGCTCGCGCGGGTCGATATCTTCGACGGGGGTGAGTTTGTAGATCACCCGGTCGATCTTGAGCGCATCGAAATATTCCTGCGCCTTGTTCTTGCCGGTGGCCTCATTGACCTTCACGAATTCCGGCGTGTTCCAACCCTGGCGCTTCGCCATGTGGCGCATCATCGCGGCCGGGTCGGGATCGTAACCAAAGAAATGCGCCGCGACCTCGGCCGGAAGATTTTCCGACTTGCCGGGCGCGACCGTGAACGGCACGCCGTCGTACCGATCGGTGAAGGCGAACGGCAGATTGTTGGTCAAGCGGACGTATTCGATCCGCGTGTTGATCAGATCGTCTGTGTCCATGATCAATATTCCCAAATCGTCAGAACCGAGCTCGCGCCCGACGCGATGCCCTGCCAAGCGTTGCCGCACGGATACGTGGTCGAGCAAGTGACGACGAGCATTCCGCCGCTACCGGCGATGTTGATGGTGCCGCCGCCGCTCGCGACCGCAGCCGCGGTGCCCGGTGTGACGGAAATCACGTTGGATGATTGATTGTAGAACGTGACGCCATGCCGCGCGCCGTTGGCGGCGAGCAACGACACTGAGGTTGTGCCCACCGTGACGGTGGAGGCGACGGGCGATGCCGAGCCGAGCTGTGCGAGCGCTGGTGCGGCGAACCACGCGACGGCGCCGAGGAACGCAGCAACGAGGATTGATATCTTGATTTTCATCGTCGCCTCCTTAGCCGCCGCTCTGCGCAACGCAGACGTACTGCAATTTGTTGTTGGACGTCGATGTTTGCGTGGTGGTGATCGAAGCCGCCGCCGTCACGTAGCTTTGCGAGGCCAGCGGGGTTGCAATCCACGACACCACGCAGAAGGGCGTGGCCGTGTAAGCCACGTTGAACGTGATAACGCAGCCTGTCGCGGTCGTGCCCATCGTGACGATGCCGGCGGTGTCGGTGCCGGTGATTGATGGCGTGGTGCCGCAAGACGTAAGCGCAGGCGCCGTGGTCTGCCCGGACGCAATATGCGTCGGCGCGCCGGTGCCCGAACCGAATTGCTGCAGCGCGCCGGTAAAGGTGTTGTTGCCGGTGTAAGTGTTGTTTGATCCGAGGCCGGCGCCCGGAATAGTCAGCGTCATGTTGTCGGCGAACGCCGCCGCGACGCATAGAGCGAGCGCGAGCGCCAGCACCGCTACGATCTGTCGAAGGTGTTTCATATCGTTCCACTCTTGGGTAGGAGGGCACGCGACTGCGCCAATTCGCTCGGCAGCGCGTCGGGTTGCGGCGCCGAGCCGGGCAACGATAGCCCGTCGTTGTTGATTTGCTCAACGAGCGCCCGCGCGCCGATCAGCATCATCGCCGACACCGCGCGCTCCATCATCGGGCGCGACGTATCGGTAACGTTGGCCTGCAATTGCTTGGTCAGGCCGCCGTCGATTTGCTGGAATTTTTCCGGCGCTTGCTCTGCCATCGGCGCGTTATTTCGTTTTGTCGGGAGCGTCGCTTTTGGGCGGGGCCGGCGGCGGCGCCGCGCTCGGCACGGCACCGAGCCCCTGCGGCTGCGAGCCCGCGAGAACCGCTGCGTGCTCGACATCGGCAAAGGTCACAGGGCGCAATTTGCCATCGAAAAGCTGATAGAGCTTCTCTTCGGTGGCAACGTACACGTTGCCATTCTTCAACTCGGTCATCGCGACGATTTTTGCCGGCGCAGCCGTTACGTCAACTTCTGGCTTATCCGCCATTGGAATTCTCCTATTGGACGCGCGGCTGCAGAATGGCAACGCCGCGGACATTGGTGTTGTTCGTGACGGTAACAGTCGCCGCGATGCTGGCGCCGCCGCCGGTAAAGGTCACGGCCGGGCTGGCGGTCGTGTAGCCGCCGCCGGCTTCGACAATGACAAGACCGGTCAAGGTGCCGGAACCGGTCAACGCCACGGATGTGAGCTGCGCGCCGGTCGGCGACGTGTTCTGATTTCCCGCCGCCGCATTGCCCGGATAGACCAAGCCAAGCGGCGGATAAGCGCCGGGGCCGGCTCCGAGCGACGGGCCGCCCTGATAGATGCCGGCCTGCGGAAGAATCCAAAAGTTCGGCGACGCCGCGTAGCCGCCGCCGACATTGACCATCGTCACTGACGCGATCCCGGAGCCGCCCGCCGCAGTCAGCACCGCATAAGCGGTTGCCTGAATGCCGCCCGGCGGCGGCGGATCGATGACGATCAGCGGCGGAACGATGAAACCGGAGCCAGCCTGAGTGATCGTGGGCGCGGCAACCGAGCCGCCAATGATCGGCTGTAGCGTAATGGTCGGATAACCGGTCGTGTCCGACGCAGCCACGGCCGCCGAAACACCCGTTGCAACCGAGCCGATGCCGTTGGTCGCGGTCGCGGCGCCGGCATTGCTGATCGTCGTGAGCGATGCCGCGCCATAGTTATTGCGGATGCGGAAATTGAAACCGTCCGCACTCAGAAATCCGCCGGTACTGACGGGATACAGGATTTGCCAGCTTTGCGACTGGCCGTCGAAAAACTCGACCTGAGTGTGAGTGTCGTTCAACACCAGATATTCGCCGGCCGGCGGATAGAACTTTGCCCCGGATGCCAGTTCAATCCTAGTGCCGCCTTCCTGGACCTGTGCCAGCGGAAGGGGAAATGCGCCGCCTATGCGAGCCATGATCCGGTCCTCAGATGTTCAAGTACGCGAGCCCGTCGAACTTGCCGTGCGCTTTGCACTTCACATCGACAAGCTCGGAAAGCGTCAGGATGGCGCCGACGTAGCCGAGCTGATTGTTCGGCAGCGTCGATTCAAATCCGGTGAAAGAGAATGCCGCTCGTTCGTGAAGATAGAGCGACAGATAGTTGGTGTTGACCAGATAGAGCGTGCCTTCCGGGCAATACGGATCGGCATAGAACGGCACGCCGGCGACGTCGAGCGCGCGGAACAAAGATTCGATCTTCTTGTCGGCGCCGAAACCGCCGCCGGGCGTGATGTTGTAGCGCTCTTGCGACGTGAAGTCCTGCGCGAGCAAGGTCCAGGTGCCAAAACCCATGATGCCTATCGAAGGCATTTCGCCGGTGGTCTTTGACACCTGCGAAATGTACTGCAGCATCAAGTTGCGCGTCGGCGTGACGTTGCCGTTGCCGTGAACGTAAGTGGATTTCCAGAACGTGTTGTTGGCGCGAATGATGCCGCCATACGATGCCGAGAACGTGCCGTCATCGATTGCGGCCGGAAGGCCGATCATCTGTTGGACGTTGGCGACGTTGTTGTAGAGCGAATTCGACAGCGTATCGATGGTGACATTGGTGGAGTCGTTCATGCGCGCTTCGATCAGCGGCACGACGGAGTAATCGAGCTGCACCAAACCTTCAAAGCCGAGGAAGGGGATGGTGGAGATAAACGCCTTCAAATTGAATTCGGCGTTCTGAATTCCGGGCTGCACACCGGGTTGCGCGAATGAGCCGGAGTAATCGACCCATTGGCCGGTCACCATCGGGTTGCCCTGCAACGGCGCGGTGATCGGCGACAAGCCGCCGGTGGCGACCTGTGCTGAGGATAACAGCGCCGCGATCAGCGGTGCCGATTTCCAGATTTGGACGTAAAAACGGGGCATGAAGCCCCGGCGCACGGTGGCGCCGAGCTCGTTGGCAATTGCGCCGGCTGCCGGGATGATGCCGCTACCTAGCTGTGGCACGTAAACCTCCTAGCGCTCAGGCGCGCTTTTTCTGGCGAAATTCCTTGATGACGCCATACGCGACATTACGCGCGGCGCCGTCAGGATCGTCCTTGAACTTTTCGAAGTCGGGAATCGTCCAGCGGTCGCCGTGCATGTTCGGCGGCGGATCGTTGTCCGGCGGCGACAGCGGCGGATTCTCGTTGGCGTAGAGCACGGCACCATGCGCGTAATTGGTGATGCCGTTTTCTTCCATGAATTTTTCGATCTTCTTGACTTCATCCTCGGCGTATTTCGGGCCCTTGCCGTCCGCGCCGCCGGTCAGAAGATTTTGCCGCTGGCGATTCATGTTCGCGAGGTAGGCTTGCTGTTGCGCTTCCAATTCTTTTTTGGCCTGCTTTTCCTCGAACGCGGCGAACTTATCTTCGAGGTCCACATCGGCGAAGGCGCGAGCGTGAGGCGAATCCGGCTTCGCGGTTTTGACCAGCTTGCCGAATTCCTTGCGCGTCTTAGGATCGTGGCCGAGCTCGTAAGCAAGCTGGCCGAGATCGGCGGCGACTGCGGGATCGAGCGGCATCACGCGACCTCAGGCGGGTTCATATCGGTTTGCCTTTTTGCGACGACGGCCCGCCCTTTTCGAGCGACGGCGCGCCGATCTTGTTGCGCTGCCCGCTCGGATCGGTGAACTTGCTCGCGCCAGTGAAACCACCGAGCGCAGTGTAGAGCGGCGGATTGCGGACGATGCCGTTTTCCATGGTGCGCGTCGAAAGATTTCCGACCTTCACCTTGGGGCGAAGATAATCGGTCATGCGGCCTCCGATTCACCGCCCATGGGCGGCATTGGCATATCAGGCGGTGGTTTGTTGGTGGTCATCAGGCTCGGCGGCGGGGCCGCGGTGAGCGGACCCTTTTTACCTTGCGCCATGAGCGCTGAAAGGGCCGCCGGAACCATATTTGGACTGTTGTTGTCTGCCTTACCAAACACCGGCGTCAATGCGCGATAGGCATTGATGATCGCCTGATTCTCTTTGGTGCCAGGTTCAAATGAGGTAGCGGCTTCAAGCAGCGGTCCCAAAAATCCTTTGATACGCGCGTGCGCAGCGGCTTTGTTGCCGGCGCCACTACCAGGCGAAAGCATTGGCGAACCGCCCGGTCCACCTGGCCCGCCGACTGGCGACTTCGGCAACATCGGCGGTCCACCGCCGGGCGCACCACCGCCGCCGGGCGGCGGCATGACGGGCGAATCAGGTTGCTGTCCGAGTGCCATGGGGCGAGAGTCGTATTCCTAAGAATATGTTTCCGTCAATAGTCAAGCAAAAAGCCCGCCGATGAGGGCGGGCTTTAAGGGGCGAAGAAGAGGACATCTCGTAGCGAAAAACAGTTACTTCCGTCGACCGCGCCGACGGCCGCGTTTATGCTTACGCTTCATAGGCTCCTCCTTTCGGTTAGGCGGGCGGTTTTAATCGCCCATGATTAAGCCAGAACTGACAGCGGAGTCAGTGTGCGCGCGGACTTTTAGTTTGTCAAATCAGGGATGCGCGTGGCCGTTTTTGGGTTTCGGCTTCGCGCCGTCCGGCGGCAGTCCCATTTGCGCTCGCGCCGCTGCGGCTTGCGCCGCTTTTTTCTTATTCGCCCGCAATGCGTGAATGAGATTATTCCGCCCCGGCGGTGAAAGCATTCGCAGCAAGCCTTCCTGATCGATGGCCTGTGCTTTGAACAGCGCCGTCGCCATTTCTTTGGAGTCGTCGGCGAACAGCGGCGAATGAGAGTGGCCGAAAATGCGGAGCGAATAATCTCCGACAAGGTTGTGATAATAAAACGGATCGCCCGGCTTACCGTCCTCTTTCGGGTCCGGGTGAATTGGATCGGCATTGTTGCGCATGTTCAACCGCAAGATCAGATCGCCCATGCGGACAAGCGGCGCCTCCAATCGGGTTGCGGCTTTTTTAATTCTGCCGGCGCCGGTCGATTGCAGCGCCTTGGCGTGGCCGCGCGAGCGCACGCCGGCTTCGCCCTTGCCTTGGATAGTTTCCGTGAGGCCCGATGCTTCGACCATCAACGCGCCGATTTGCTGAAACTCCGCAAAAATATCGTCGGGCATTTGCGGGTAAAGTTCTTTGATTGCGGCCTGCGGCAGTTGGTCCATGACCCATGCATCGGCGCCGCCCATGGCTTCCATTTTGTCGTCGGTCAATCCCATGAAGCCCGAACCGACGCGCGACGGGTGCGCCTGCCGATCTAAAATATCGGATATTTGTTCAAGCCGCGTGTTGGACCACTCCTGCAACGGAATGAGAGACTCGATATGCGCCTTGCCCCAAAAAAACTTATTCATCTGATACGGCCGCACTTGGATGTAGGGATGATCCTTTGGCAAAAACGGATTGCATTCGGTGTCGTAGAATTGTTTTTGTTGGTCGCGAATTTCTTTCGGAACAAGTCCTTTGCTTTCTTTCAGCGCGTCAATGGTCGCCTTGCTGTCGCTGATAAAAATGCCCGGATCGGCGGCGAAAAACACCCGGTAATCTTGGCATTCATCGTCCCACACCGTCAGTTCATGGAACATGACCAAAGGCCGATCAACTTCGGCTCTGTAGGTTGGACGCGAAATGTAAGTGGGGTTTGCCGACCCGGTGATATTGCCGGCAAGATTTTCGCCGGAGGTCGACGAAATAATCAGCCGCGTCACCAAGTCCGGGAACGGCGACTCGAACGGCGTATTGACCACCGCGAGCTTGTCGATCTTGTCGCTCATGCCGGCGCGGATCAGGCGTTGGCAGGCGTTGTCGTAATCGATGTGGTAGGAGTGGACGAACGCTTGCTGATCTTCCAGGTTCTCTTTTTCTTCGGCGAACACGCCGAACTCTCCCGGCTCGATCAGCTCGCAAGTTTCTTCCTCGCGCAAGTCCGACCAGCCGACTTTTGCGATCATGGAATCAAATACGAGTGACCAGATCAACAAGTCCGCAAAGTTATCAAATAAACCGGCATCGCGAAAATCGTTGTTGAAGGCGTCTTGCGCCGCCATGAACTGTTTCACTTCGGCGTCGTCGGCATTGGCTGGCGCGGAGAGCTCGAATTCGGCGCGGTCGGGCGAATAGAGAAAAGACGCCACCAAATCCATATGGGATTCGAGGCGATTGTATTTGATCTCTTCATCGCCGCCGGTGCCGTAGAGAAAAAACTGCCGGCGGCGCTCGTACAATTCCTTGCGGGTGCGGCGCGACGCGGTACAGGTATCAAGAATCCATTTTAGATATTGGTCCCGCAGTTTTGGATTGTCGGGAATAATCACGGTAAATCCTCTTCGACAGAGAATTGAAACGGCCCGATGACCGCACCGAAAGACCGCCCGCAAATATGCGGGTAGGGAGCAGGGACTAAATGGCACCGCCAATTGAACGGCGCGAGCATGAAATGAACACCCCACCGCCTAGTGCCGAGCAAAACAAAAAATTGAAAGCAGACTCTCATTTGCCACTGTGCCGCGCTTCAATGACGGTATTGCTCGGCAGTGCCGGATAACTTTTTGATGCCGGCAGGGGAGAGCCCGCCGTTTTCACTTTGTAGTTTATATTATTGGCCGCCGGCTGACACGTCGCATGGATCTGACCGTCGCTCCCGACCGCGTAGGGTTGCGGCGTGACAAAACCACCGAACGACATGGCGTTGTTTCCGGCCGGCGCCGCCGTTGCCGGCAACGGCGGCTTGGCGCGCCCGCCTTTCTGTCCGTGCCGCGTCGAGGTCAAGTCCGTCAATCCGAACGTATCGGCGAGCGAGCGTATATCGGCATCGGCTCCCGGCGCGGTGCTCATGACATGCCCGCCGCCCGGCACCCATGACACCTTGACGTTTTTGCAGCCTGGACAGCTTGGGTAATCGTCCCATGAATCAAAGACTCTCGCGCATTTGCGATTGTGGCATTGCCAAGTGCGGAGGATTCCCATGGGCGGGGAACATAGGAGCGCCGTGGCCGTACAGTCAAGCACCGGCACTCAAAAGTCCCGCACTCAAACCGGCATTTTGAGGCAAGCGCGGAAATATTTTCCGACGTTCTCGCCTGGGCGAGCAAAGTCCGCGATGGCGCGCGGGACGGCCACAAGCGCATAGCCTTTGATGCAGAGGGCGGCGAAAAAAGAACTGTCGGTAGTAGCGCTCAACCGTGCCACGATGAACGCCCAGGTCACGAGCGCATTCGCGCACGCCCATTCCAGCGCGATAGTTTCGCGCTAAAGCATCAACGATTTCCAGTTCGAGAACATTCATGCTGGCACCTTGATATTCTGTTTCTTCAAAAAATTCACGATGAGCCGATCAAGCGGCCCCGGCCCGCCGACTTCATCAATCGTAGCGGCTCGCTTCATTGTCAGGTTCATGGCTTTAAGTTTCGGCTGGCACCAACTCGACCATGCTTGATAAGCGAGTGCAGCGCCGATAACGCGATCATCTTTAGCGCGGCCTTCGCCGCCGATATGGCCTTCGTCGTTGACGATGCGCCGCATTTCTTCGAGCAGCGGTATCGAGCGCGGCACCACGCGGCCGAGCTCGACGCCATTCTTAAACGAATTCATCATGCGCTGTTTTAGTTCTTCCGATGAGCGCCATTGATAAACCAAGCTGGCACCGAGCGTGTCGATACGGCGGTACATATAGTGCTTCATGTTGGAGAGAATATTTCGGATAGCCGGTGCCGGATCATCTTCGGTCGGCCTGATTTCGGCGGCGAGCCGGCGCACTTTCTCCAACTCATCAAACACCGATTGACCGGGGCCGGTGATTTCCAGGATCGGCATCAACCAACATTGCCCGTAGTATCCGGCCAGGTGCGCGAGGACCCATGCGGCCTGATAGGTTGACGGTTCGGGCGAACAAAATTCCGCGACCTGCACCATGCAATCGGCGTAGCAGCGCCATACTGACATCACCGTGCGGTCGGCTTCATCGGATGATCCATAAGCCGGATCGCAGCCCATGACGTAGTAGCCGAATTTCGATGCTTCCTGCCACACGCGCAGCGGCGCCCGCGTGTCGGTTGTTTGCTGTAGCGCGGTTTCCTCGAAGCGCATTCCGAGCTTGTATCTGTAGACCTTGAATGGATATTTTTTTGCTTCGCGCGTGCATCCGGTCAATGCTTCCGCGGTGAAAAACTTAGAGCCCGTCGCCTGGAATGCATCATCTTCGGTCCAGGGAAATTCCTGGTCCATCAATGTTTGATCGCCTTCCTTTTCGCTTTCCAGATGCCAGCGATACCATGCGACTTGTTGGAGCGAAACTTCGAAGCCGTAAACCTCGCGCACTTCGCGGATGCGCTTGCGTTCCAATGGCGAGAGTTTCGTCTTGACGCCATCCGGCATGTACTTCGGAAAGAACGGATGATCAAGCGGCAGTTGATTGCGCTCATCACGCCACCATCCAACAAAAATGCACCGCTTGGTCGGGTCTTTGCGCGCGAGCTCCCAAAAATCCCAGAACCAATTAAAGCCGTTCGCCGTCGTCTCGTAGATTTGCAGCCGGTGGGCGTAGAGGCTTGAAACCTGCGAGCGGAATTCGTTCACGTCATCGCCGTTGCCGTAGAACGCGGTTTCGGTCGAGTGAACGTAATTCGCGGCGCCAGATCGGCCGAGGCCGCCCTTCCGGCCTTCCGACGTGCCGGCGACCAAATAACGGAATTTCGAGCCGTTCTTTAGCACAAGCATGTTGCGGTTGTGGTGGGTGTATTTGACCAAAAAACCCTTGGGCGTCTCTGAGAAAAAAACATCGATCGCCGTTCTAAAATCTTCGCGCGAGCCCTCTTGGTGCGTCAGAAAAACGCCCAGCATTCCCGGATGTTCGAATGCCCAAAATAAATCGAGCAACAAAAAAAACGTCGAACTGCCGAGCTGGCGCGCTTTGAGGATGACAAAAACCGTGATGCCCTCGGCCAGGCCGGCGCATAGCTCATCCAAAATGTAGAGTTGCGAGCCCAGCATTTTGAACGGCATCAAGCCGTAGTCTTTGGACTGCACTTTAATTTTAGAACAGAATTTCAAAAACCGCGCACGCGGGAACGGCGCCACCTTCTCAAATTTCAGAACGAACCTATCCGGTTCCTCGGTAATCACCGGCTTTGCTGAGAGGGGGACGAAAGAGTCAGGCATCGGTGCGTCCTGGCCGCGCGCCGCGCGGGTCGCGGCAGATTTCGATAGTCGCCGCTAGGATACTGAGACAGTCGGCGAGATAGCAATCGGCTTCATCGAGCCGGCTTTTCAATTCGGCGTTCTCTTTGTCGTCGATCTCGTCTTTGACGCCCGCGATCTTGCGCTTGGCTGCATCGAGACGTTGACGCCAACTTCTCAATTTGGTGCCGGCGAGTGCCATGTCGTTCGAGCCTCGTTGCGCCTTGATGTATTCGGCATCGCTTGTGCAAGATTATTTTGCCTTTGTGCCGCCGCCACGAAAACCGATACTCATGTGTAAGCCCGCAATCGCAGCAAGTGATAAACCAGAATTGCGGGACGGTTGTCCATTGGGAAAAATGCCGCGACGATATCTGCACGGATTTTCTTTTTTTGATGTGCCCGTAGCGGAAAGCCATCACCGCACCCGATAGAATGTCCCGGTCAAGTGGTCAATGTATGGGTTCTGGGCTGATATAGCAGACCGATGATGCCGTTGAGGTCGCTGAGGTCGTTGTGACGGCGTTCGATCCGAGCACCGTGTATGTCGTGACGCCAGGAGGACCGACGCTGCAAAAGCTTGCCTGCCCTGCCGGTATGACGATAACCGCCGTCGAGAAACCGACTTCGCTTCCGCGCCACGCCTCCTGCTGAGCCGATATCGGCGGCGTGGGGGATGCAAGCCAAAGCATTGCGACGATTGCGCTGATGCCAGAGCCGGCAATCCAGTTTTCTTTGAAAATTCGGCGCATGACCCGTTCCTTTCCGGTTAAGCCCAAAACAATAGTCTCAAAAAAGTCTCAACCCCAAACCCATTTTTTATTTTTGGGGGGAGGTGTACTGGGCGCACCTTTTCGGGACTGACGAACCCCAACGGTTGGTGCGCTCGCCCGCGCGCGGCGGCTGGGGCCTGGCCGGGGGAGAGGGGGGGGGGTGAGACTCATTGAGACTCCGGGGGTGAGACTGTTTGAGACTCATGTGGTAATGGTCTCACGGCTTTGGCGGCCAGTCGCGGACAATAAACGGCTGCGGCCACAGCACGGCGCCCATGGCGTCAAGAACGAGCTGGAAGCGGCCGTCCGCATTGGAGGCCAGGAGCGCACCATAACCGATCAGGGCGGCGCCACGGAAGCTTTCTGCTCGCTGGCGCTCCATTTGGGCGCTATCGATGCTTTCGATCGGCGGACTTTGCCACATGGGCCACTCGCGTTCTTCGCTCATTGCTGAGACTCTTCCGGTGGGGTGAGACCGTTTGTGGAGGGAGTCAGGATGAAGGTGTGGAGATCCTCGAGCTGCTCGATCCTGAGCTCGGAGCCGAACTTCTCGACCAGCCATTTTCTCAGATTCATGTTTGAGACTATTTGAGATAGTTGGGATTGGTAGTGGGTGTGGAGAGCGGCGAGCTGGGGGGAGGTGAGGGGTGGGAGGTGAGGGG